CTAGCTTACATGTTAGGGGAATAACATGGATGAAGAATTATTACGTATCATAGATCTATTTGATAACGACGAAGTAAGCGCAACAAATAGAAACCCTAGAGTTGAATTAAAACGAGGCACTGCTCTATCTAGTCAAAAATCAGTAGAGGAATATGTTAACATAGTAAAAAATATGTTAGATGATCCCACTTATGTTCCAACAGCTAATATTAATCAAAGAGAAACAGGCCCCTTACCTAATTTAAAAAAAGCAAAAGAAATAGTAAAAAATGAGGTTGGTGGAGATGTATTTGAACAAAAATACAATGCTAACATTGCAAAACGTAAAAAAATAAAACAGAAAAAAAGATTAGACGAAGATCCAAAAGCAAAAGAAAAAGAATTAGCTAAAAAAGCTGAAAGAAGAAGACGTAGAAGAGTTGAAAAAATAGGAGATAAAACAAAATTAACTCCAAAAGAAAAATTTCTTAACTTTCAACAATCTTTGATTACAAAACAATTAAACGAAAAAATTCGGAAAAACCCTGACATTATTTTAAAAAACACTGCTTTGATGGAGAAGTTGGGAACCTTTGTAACTAAAGACGGAAACATAGCTACAAAAAAAGTTACATTAAATGATATAGAAAATAGAGGAATATTTGAAATAGAACATCAACGAGATATCTATAAAAAAGGTGCTATGAAAGATTTTCCATACAATAGAAATTTAATCTTAGGACCCTATAATAGATCAGATGGTTTTAAAGCAACCGCAGAAAAATTTATAGAAAAAAATCCAAAAGATCCAAAGATAAAAGAAATCCTTAAAAAAGCTGAAGAGTTAAAAATAACATTACAACCAGATGTTCCTGAAGGAACATTTAAAACAAAATCATTGGGATATAAACAAATAGCCAATCCTGTAGAAAAATTTACCGATGTTGCAACTAAAGTTTTACCAGAAATTTCTAAAGATTTAGGTCTAAGTAGTTATACTAAAAATTTAGAAAAAGCAAAAATAGGTTTAGGAATGAAACTAAACGCAAAAATTCCAGGAGTTGAAACTTTATTAAAAGCAGCAGACAATATAAAAGATGATATTGCAAAAAGAAAATTTTTAACTGCGGGTTTTAAAACTTTAGGTATTGCAGTTGGTGCACCTTTAGTAGCTTACGATACGTACAAAGCGTATAAACAAGGTAAGCCTGTACTTGAAGCGTTAGAACAAGGTTTTATTGGAACAGATATTATTGGAGGAACAAAAAGATTTTTAGCACTAACACCTGAAGAAAAAGAAGCAAGAAGTGTTGTTAAACAAGATGCGTTAAAAGATTTGAATGTAAATATGCCTATGGGTTTTGGTTTTATTGAAGGCCCTGATCCAATGTCCGATCTAACTTTAGAAGAAGCACAAGCTCAAGCAGCAGCTGGTGATAAAAGGGTCAAAGCATTAGAGGCACAGAAAAATTTTGAAACAGCAACAAAACGATCTAACTTTTTCAGTAATATAAAAGATAAAGTTTTTGGTATTGGACCAAATTATCAATTAGAACTGGCCGGTGGTGGTATTGCAGGATTATCAGGTGGTATAGACGAAGGTCCTCAAAGAAGATCAATGAACCCAGATTCACAAGGGTTGCGGTCTTTGAAAAACCGTGTTAGAAACTTATAGGAGTAATAAATGGCAGAAATAGACAAAGGACTCCCGAACACTAGAAACAAACTTGAGATCCCTTCAGAAGAGGAGATACAAGAAGTTGCTGTTCAGGAAGAACAACCCGAAAAAGGACCGATCGAAGTTATACCAGAAGAGGATGGTGGAGTAACCTTAGACTACGAACCAGGTTCAATTAACGTACCAGGAACAGAATCACATTTTGATAATCTAGCAGATCTTTTACCAGATGATGTATTAGAACCCATTGGTAATGAGATGACTCAAAACTATATGGATTACAAAGCTTCAAGAAAAGAATGGGAGCAATCATACGTATCAGGATTAGATCTTTTAGGATTTAAATACGAAAACAGAACAGAACCTTTTCAAGGAGCAAGTGGTGCAACTCACCCTGTAATGGCAGAAGCTGTTACACAATTCCAAGCACAAGCTTACAAAGAATTATTACCAAGTGACGGACCTGTAAGAACACAAGTTATTGGTTTAAAAAATCCTGGAACTGAACAACAAGCAACACGTGTAAAAGATTTCATGAATTATTTAATTATGGATCAAATGAAAGAATATGAAGCAGAGTTTGATTCTATGTTATTTCATTTACCATTAGCAGGATCAACATTTAAAAAAATTTACTATGATGTAAACGTAGGACGAGCTGTATCAAAGTTCGTACCTGCAGATGAATTAATCGTTCCGTATACAGCTACCTCATTAGATGATGCGGAAGCGATTATTCATAAAGTAAAAATTTCAGAAAACGAATTAAGAAAACAACAAGTCAATGGATTTTACCGAGATGTTGAGTTAGGACCTCCAGGTACAGATTCAAATGACGAGCTTGCTAAAAAAGAACGTGACCTTGAAGGAAGTAAAAAAACTGGAAAGAACGAACCTGTATATACTTTGTTAGAGTGTCATGTTAATTTAGACTTAGAAGGTTTTGAAGAGGTTGGTGAAAACGGAGAACCAACTGGAATAAAATTACCCTACATCGTAACTGTTGAAGAAGGTAATAGGAAAGTTCTTTCTATTAGAAGGAACTACGCGCCCGATGATCTAAAGAAACGTAAGATCCAATATTTTGTCCATTTTAAATTTCTGCCTGGACTTGGATTTTATGGCTTTGGACTCATTCACATGATTGGCGGATTGAGTCGTACGGCAACGGCGGCTCTCCGTCAATTATTAGACGCAGGAACTTTATCAAACTTACCTGCAGGATTTAAACAGAGAGGTGTAAGAGTTAGAGATGAAGCATCACCAATACAACCAGGTGAGTTCAAAGATGTTGATGCACCAGGTGGTAATTTAAGAGATGCATTCTTTCCATTACCATACAAAGAACCATCTCAAACATTATTAAATTTATTAGGTATCGTGGTTAACGCTGGTCAGAGATTCGCGGCTATTGCTGATATGCAAGTGGGTGATGGTAATCAAGCAGCGGCTGTTGGAACAACAATTGCTCTTCTTGAAAGAGGATCAAGAGTTATGTCTGCAATACACAAAAGATGTTATGCAGCAATGAAAGCTGAATTTAAATTATTATCAAAAGTTGTTGCACAATATTTACCTCCTGAGTATCCATACGATGTTGTAGGTGGTGCAAGAAATATAAAACAAACAGACTTTGATGATAGAGTAGATGTAATACCAGTTGCAGATCCAAATATATTTTCAATGTCTCAAAGAATTACGTTGGCTCAAACACAATTACAAATTGCAACGTCTAATCCACAGCTACACAACATGTATCAAATTTATAGAAACATGTATAATGCGATTGGCGTTAAAGATGTTGATACAGTTTTACCTCCACCGGCACCAAGTATGCCAATGGATCCAAGTTTAGAACATATCAATGCAATGGCTGGAAAACCTTTTCAAGCTTTTCCTGGTCAAGATCACAGAGCACACATTACAGCTCACTTAAATTTTATGTCAACTAATATGGTTAGAAATAATCCTATGATTATGGCTGCAATACAAAAAAATATTCTTGAACATATATCAATTATGGCTCAAGAACAGATTCAATTGGAGTTTAGAGAGCAAATGCAACAAATGATGCAGATGCAACAGATGGCTGCAACAAATCCACAAGTTCAAGCACAGTTACAACAGATGACAAACGCTGTTGAAGCAAGAAAAGCAACACTAATTGCAGAAATGACAGAAGAATATATGAAGGAAGAGAAGAAAATTACGTCACAATTCGACAATGACCCTCTTCTAAAACTAAAATCACGTGAAGTTGACCTACGTGCGATGGAAAATGAACGAAAAAGAATGAATGATGAGGCAAATCAAGATCTTCAAAGGTCCAAATTGATGCAAGCACAAGAATTAGCAGAAGATAAGATGGAACAAAACGAAGATTTAGCAAAATTACGAGCTGGAGTGAGTCTTGCGAAGTCAGGAGCACAACAAGCAGCTGTTGTAATAGAAGATAATTAATGTTAAGGAGATAATATTATGATAAACTATAAAAAATCAAAGCAAATTAACATTCCGGAACAGAATGTAGAAATAGATCCAAGATCTAAGACTACAGCGGATGGTGCTTTTAACAATATTCCTACTGGAGACAAGGAAAAGGTTAGAGGAACTAAAAGAATGTTAGCTGAAAAGAAAAAAGAAGCTACTTGGTATTAAATTATGTGGTTATCGGCAATTAAATTAGCCGTTTCTGCTGGAAGTAAAATTTATGCTAACAAGCAGAGAACGAAAATGGCAATGTCAGATGCACAGCTTATGCATGCATCTAAGATGGCCCGAGGTGAAGAAGCTTACCAGGGAAAATTGTTAGAAGCTCGACAATCGGACTGG